GGTCTATTCGCCATATTATAGGCAGCATAAGCCCCAATACCTGTTCCGACTGCTTGAGAAAACGGATTAGTTCCGGGAGCCGTGGTTGCTGTAACAGCACTTTGGCCTGTTGGTAGATTGGTCATAAGACCTTTCATAAATTCTAGTCTTTGATAAGGTTCGTATTGTCTTTGTAGTGTCGTCGAACGTTGAGCGTCTAAAGCCTGTTGGCCTAATTGTCTTTGAACGCCTCCCGCTTGCAATAAACTTTGAATATCTCCTTGTTGCATCGCTTGTTGGGTTTGGCCTAAGCCTCCATAAGCTTGTGCTTGGCCCGCATAACCTTGGGCTGCTTGTAATCCTGTTTGCGCTCCTAATTGTTGTTGTCGTTGGTAGGCTCCTAAAGCTTGTGAAAAGCCCCCTGCCTGAGAAAGTCCAACCTGATTCAATCGTGCTCGTTCCAGTTCAGCTTCAGCCACACCTTGTCGAGCTCCACCAAAAGCACCTGACTGTACAGCCTGAGCACCCAGTTGATTTTTTCCTATCTGAGCTTGTCGATTAATTTCATCCGTCACATAAGACTGATAAGGATTCATATAAGGAGCTAGACCCGCAGTTGTTGGAGTTTGTGCTGCTAAATTTTGAGCTCCTGACAAAGCAGTTGCTCCAGTCCCCAAAGCACCTAATCCACTCGTTACAGCTCCTGCACCTACACCGGTCGTTCCTGCCGCCGTGAATCCTGCCTGTTGTAAAGGAGGAGGACCTGCTACTTGATAAGCGGGTAATTGAACGGGTGATTGAGCAAGTTTTAAGGCTTGATCGTAAAGGCTTAGTTTTCGTGCTTCAACTTCTGGAGCTTCTCTGGCTATGGAAACTTGTGTTCCGCTAGTGGCTCCGCCACCGCCGCCGCCGCCGCTAGAACCGCCTCCGCCGAATATAAAACTCATATTAAATCCTTTTGATATAAATAACGTTTAACTTTCCAGCCGAAAGGTTCTAAAAAGTTTTTCCAACCTGGTCGTGCTAGAACAGCTACGCGTTTACATCCATTGTCTTTTCCTAATTTTTCTATCATTTTTGCCGCTTCTTTTTGCCAAAGTTCTCTTTTTTCTCCTCTTAGTAAAATAACTTCGACTTGTTTAAATTTAGGTAATCCTAAAATTCTGGTAATAAAACAACCAAACACTTTATGTTTTTCCCCATCATCGGATCCAAACATCATAAAGAGCTGATATTCCCCTGTTGCAATAAAGTTTCGCATTCGATCAACATCCATAGGATTTCCGTCAAATTGTAATCCTTCGGCGATCATGAAGTGAACAAGGGGCCAGTATTGATCCAGTTCTTTAGGCTTAATCCATAAAATTTCTACTCCTTGTTTAATGCTCGGTTTTTTTGCTAGCATTTAATAAATCAAATATTCTTTTAAATTTAGATTGTTGGCTATAAAAAAAGGCTGCTCCTTTTTTTCTCATTTCTTCTTGCGAGGAAGGCGAAGCTCCTTCAATAAGGCCAGCTCCTAAAATAGCATCCGATCTAGAAACAAATTCACCGTCAGCTAATTGAGCTAAAATGGTATCTTCATTTTTGTCTCCGCTACCGGTACCATCGGCAACCTGACCGTGAGCCCTGACATAATTATTAGTATCTTTTTCATCGTGATCTATTTTGGAAGGAAGATAGCTGACTCCTCCCGTTGCGAATTTTTGAATGGGAAGGGATGCTAGACCCCCTTGACTATACTGATAGATATCATCTGTTTGAGGTCCCCCGTAATACATAATATTAGAAGGAGTGTATTGGAAGGAATCACTTAATCCTGATGTTTTTGCTGATTGTTCAGCGTAAGCCTTTTTGTAATCTTCTTCTGTGAATGGTGGCTCTGGCATGTCTTCGTCGCCTTCCATTAAAGTAGCTAGACCTAATCCAGCTCCTATTTGAGCTCCTTTACTCCAGCCTAAGAATCCTGATCCTTTTGTTTTAGTTGCTGCGTCTGGAGCCGTACCCCACATACCACTAAGAGTTCCTCCTACGGGAGTACTTGCGAACTGTCCGCCAGTACCCAGCTGAGCCGCCTGAGCTCCACCTATATAATTTCCGCCTTGAAAAGCACCCCCCATCATTGCTTCATTACCATAAGCTGACATTCCAGGCATATTCATCATTCCACCTATTTGACCAATACCCCCTACAATGAGAGCATCTCGAAAGGAACGTTTTGTGGATTTTCCTCGTAATTTCTGTACGCCAAATGTGGCTAATGCTAATGTTACTGGATCCATAATAAATACTTAAATAATTATCATTTTAACTGTATATGCGTGTCTTATCAATACTATAGGGATTAAGGGCTATGGGAGATAGTGGGATAAAAAGTTTGACTTCTCTAAAATTAAGAGCTCTTTTTTTCGCCTTTTTCAGCAGGAATCGTTGCGGAAGTGGTTTTGATGAATTCTTGAAGAAGTTTTCCGCGATACAGTTTTTCGCCTACATGAGAGATTTCTTCATCAGCTAAGGCATATATTTTACCTCCAATATCAGTCCAGAGCTTACAGAAGTTAAAGTCTTCTCCTAAATACTGTTTAGTATCTACATTGTAGTAGGTATCAAAAAAATTATAATAATTAGGACGCTCTACCATCTTACCATTTACCAGTGTTTCTTGTTTCACCGTCAGCTGAGGATAAGCTTCAATTAATTTATCTAAAGCACTACGTTTAATCATCATACAGCCTGCGGGTCCCCTGTCCACTTGAATAAAGCCATTATCCATGGGAATTTCATTAACGTTAGGAAGGTGTACGGGAAACATATAGCCTTTGGTATCGGGATGATCACTCGGTCTTCTAACATCATCTTTCCTAAACTTGTCGGCATCCACTGTCTTCATCGGGTATACAATCAAAGATACTTCATAAGGGCATTCATAAAGTCTAAAAATAGAACGAACTGAGAAGGCAACATCAGCATCAATAAAACACATTTGATGAGCTGTAGAATCTAGAAAAGTAGCAACACATAAATTTCGTCCTTGGGTGACTAGACTACTCTTCATAAGTTGAAAAGTAATATTAGTATTATTAAGCAAGCATTCTTTTTGAAGATCCAGAGAAGACTTCATATAATGTAAACAAACTTCTGAATGAACAGGAGTGCATACCATTAATCCTTTAGATTTTTTAAGGGCCGCTAGCTTTTCAGCTTTCTTTTCTTCAGAGGTTTTTTTGTTTTCGTCTGGCATAAATAGCTCCTCTTAGAAAGCGGTTCCAAAAGGCCCCAATTACTTTCCAATCGTAATAGTTCTTATAGTATTGCTGTTGAAATTTCAAGTTATGACTTGGGTCCCCAGCACTCAAAATTGTCTTAGCATTCTTGATGGTTTCAGCAGTCTGGGCAGCTAAATATTTTTTGTTAGCAGAATAAGGTATATAAATAGGAAATTCACCGCAGGTTTCAGGAATAGCCCCGAGATTCGTGGTGATAAGCAGACAGCCTGCTGCTAAAGCCTCCATAGCTGAAATACAAAAAGTTTCTTCAAAGGTAGAAGGATGAACGCTCGCATCATAGTCTTTTAATTTTCCCACTAGCTCATCGTGGCGACAGTAGCCTTTATAGTTTACATTTTTTAAATCTCGTGCCCGTTCGTAGAGCTTAAGAAATTTGGACTCATTATCTCGATGAAATTCATCTCCATAAATAATGGTACTGGAATAAACATCTAAAATAATATCTTTTTCTTCTTGAATAAGTTCCATAGCATCTAAAAGAACATCTAATCCCCGCCACGGAGTAGAAAAATAAACTAATTTTAAAGGAGCTTTGTAGGTAAAATCTGTTTTAATTTTAAGCTCGTTATAATCAATTCCATTTTTGATAGTAAGGGCCCGTGTGTCAGGAATATTAAAAAAATATCTAAATTTTTCATAGGACCAGTGAGAATTGAAAACATACCAATCGTATTTTTTATGATTTTCTTTTTTATTAAACCAAGGAGCAACATTGGGTTGATCGTATGAATTTTTAATCCATAGAATATTAGGACGTAAAGGATGAAGGGGTTCTTTTTCGGGAACTGAAGTAGTAATTTGAACGAGGTCTAGAAGATTTCGATTGCCATACTTACGAAGGTAATCGAATTGAATTTCGGTTCCTCCATAAGGTTGCATTAATTAGTTTTACCAAATACCTCTAAAGATGCAACGGTTATTTCTAAATCTTGTCTAAAATCTTCCGTAGTGGTATCGGTTGCAGGATCTGCAACATCAGCATCAAATTCTGCTTTGGATGCATAGATTTTACCAGTACGTTTATTTTTAACAATTTCTTTGGCTTTTGCTGGTACTATGTTAGGGTCTGCCATTATGCGGTTCCTTGATCTCCTGTTATTAAAGCGTAGGAAACTAATCCTTTAATGACATTAGCACTTCCTGCTTTAATTTTCAAGGCATCTTGTTCTTCTAAAACCACAGGTCCTTTAGCGAGATTCTGGGTGGTTAGAGTGGTCATTTGAATCGTTCCCATTTGTGTAGTTGCGGTCGCAGAATAATCAAAGACAGCTGAATTTACTGTCACGGTACCCGTGCTGGTGTTTTCTGCTTGAATATTTTGTAAAATAGCTCGAGAGCTTTGGTCGAGTGTTAATACCGTGGTCATAACAGCGGTTGTTAAATCAAAAGTTTGGTTTTTATATTGTATTGCCATTAGGTTCCTTGTCCTCGCGAAGGTTTACGGCACGGGACGCGCTTGGAGTAGTTCTTCGCGTGTCTGCCAGGCCTTTTTCGAGGGGTGCGTTTAACATGTGTGTATTCATAGTGTAATTTAGCCATAGTTCATATTGAACCATTGAAAAGCTTGTGTATCATTTTCAATCGTTCGTTGATACGAAGTATTAAGTTCTGTTTTAAGCTCTTCTAATTTAAACTTTATCATACGTTGATTAGAAGCTTCATATTCATCGGTCGGTTCTTGAAAGGTTACTGTAACTTTAGCCATTATCTTCTTCCATCTGGTTGAATGTCCGCTCTAAAAGTTCCAAAGCGCCAGGTTTCATTCACGGCATCGTTTTCTACTTTTAAATTAATAAGTCGAGCTCGTGCTCGTACATCCACTTTAGTGGTTGCAGAGGTGATAGATATAGGACTCAATCCTGAAGCCGTTTCACTACTAGCGGGATAATCTTTTAAGTTCAAAGAAAGTTTTGCTGTACCTGTTAAAACTTTGAAGTCAGGAATGAATCTTCTAATTTTCATAATATATTCTCCATCTCCATCTACATCTAAATCAAAATCTCCTGATTGTATATACGCTGCAATAGCAGTAGAGGTTCCAGCGGAATCTACAGCATTATTTCCTTTTTCCTGAGCATACATTTTAGTAATACCTTCGGTGTTTCCGTATACAAGAGGAGTATTAGAAACATTGGATGAGGTTAAATATTCTACAGCATAAGGATCGGGTTGAACATCCGCATCAATCCAGCCAGTACGTGCTAAACTTCCTGTCATCCAAACGCCCCCTGGAATTCCGGCACTTTCAGCAAAATTGTAAGAAGTATATCTATCAATAACACTACTCGCGGCAGTTGGATAAAACCAAGTAATTTCACTATATAAGTTGTTAACACCTGCAGCTACAATTTGACCTGAAGTATAATTAATATCATCAAAAATATAATCCTCGACGTTACATGATAGATTCTTAACGGTACCGTCGAACATAAAGAAGCCTCCGGCATCTCCCATCCAGAAGACTCGTCCATTAGCGAACGCGGCGGCGTTGTGACCAATACATCCACAGTTCGTGCCTACTTGCCTGATAGAGAAAGTAAAAGGAGGTCCTACAAATTGCATCACATAGGCAGCTTTATCGGTTAAAACAAATATATAATCTCGGCCTTGAATAGCGGTTCTAATTTCTGAACCTGAAGAAAGTCTCATCGTTCCCGCTGTATTAATGGATGTGGGAATCCAATCATTTTTGTCTTCCTGATCAGAAAATCTTATAAACATTTTATCTTGGGTAGTGTTCGTACCAATAGTAGTTTCTGTGCCAAATAAAATAACGTGTCTGTCTTTTTCAGAAACAAGCATGGTTTCCGAAGCGGTTGGGGCACTCGTGACAAGGGTTGCTCGTGTAGCAATTGATGTCGGAACGTCTACATTTTCAGGATCCCATTTAAAAGTGGCTCCTCCCCTAATAGTAGCTAATAGTAAAGATCCAAAATTATCCAACTGCCATTGTCCTGGCTGTAGAATAACTGAAGTAGATGTTGAAGCATCCCCCCAGCCTCCATTACCCCAAGTGGAAGTACCCCAACCATAGCCGTAAGTTTGAGTTGCATTTCCAATTCGATAATAAGGTTTGACTGTCATACTCCCTCCTGCAGTTAATCCTGTTCCTGTTTCTGTAGAAGGTAGTTTAATAGTGACGGTTGTTCCAGTAGGTGTTGTAAGGACTTCAAATTTTTTATCTTCTAAAGCGGCTGCTGTAATGGAAGTACCTGGTGATCCAGGCATCGTAACGCCATCTAGCATCATAATCATGCCCGCGTCTAAATTAGGAGCGCTACTAAAATTTAAAGTGGCTGCAGTTGAGCCATTGCTGGTATCTATTGTTACTCCCGATTGATCCAGTGATGAATCCAAAGGGGTAATGTCATGAAATTCGCCTTCAAACCAAACGGCTAAAATTTTATTGGTGCCTACGGCGATCCAGCGATTACCTTGAGTATCAAACCAGCCGAATATCTTTCGACCCGCACCTGGCAAAATATTAGTTTGAGTTTCTTCCCAGCCTCCAATTTTTTCAGGCATCCCATAACGAAAACGGGTATAATCGCCCCCAATCCAACCAGCTTCTACGCCAGAAGGAGTTAATTGTTTATTAAAGCCTGGTCTGAAATTCACTTTTCTAAGCATATTATGATTTTAATATATAATAGGCCTCGTGTATAGATTATCTATTCGGTTATTTGTCTGGAGCAACTGTATCTTGTACTCCTACTACAAAAAAAATCTAACCAGTCTTTAACAATTTTGGCTGGAGTATCTATTTGCTCTAT